CTTGTCCCCGGTGGACGCGTGTCTTCCGGCGCTGAAACTCGCCGCCGACCAGGACGCGGCCCACGCGTCGCTCGTCCGCACGGGGTCCATGGGCAAGATCGCCATCAGCCACCAGGGCGCCATGAGCGACCAAACGGTCGAAGCCATCCGCAACGCCTGGCAGACCATGCACGCGACCGCCGACGGCGCCAGCCGGCCGCTGATCCTGCGCGAAGGCATGAAGGCCGAGCGGATCAGCCAGGAGACCTCGACCTCAATGATCGAGTCCCGGCGCTTCTCGGTGCAGGAGATCGCTCGAGCATTCGGCATCCCGCCCGAAATGCTCTTCCAGCAGGGCGGCGGGGCGCTCTCCTCGCAAGCCGAAACGGCTCGCGCCTATGTGGACAACGGGCTCTCGCAGTGGGTGACGGCGTGGGAGTCGGAGCTCACCCGCAAGCTCTGCGATCCCGGTGAATACGTCAAGTTCGACACGAACGTGCTGCTTCGCGGCAACCTGAAAGACGCCGGGCAGAGCCTCTCGAAGCTCGTCCTCGCGGGAATCATGTCGCCGAACGACGCTCGGCACCTCCTCGGGCTCGACCCGATGGACGGCCTGGACGATGCCATGGTCTCCATGCCGGGCGGCGCCAGCGCCGCCACGGGACCAAACGACACCAACGAAACGGAGTCCGAGGATGCTTGAGCTGCGGACCACCACGTTCGAGCGCTCCGGGAACAAGCTCGCCGGCTACGCGGCCGTGTACAACGCGCCCAGCCTCCCGCTGACCATCCGCGGCGTGAACGGTGGCCGGCCGTTCACCGAGCGCGTGGCGCCGGGCGCCTTCGACCGTTCCCTCGCCGGGAACGTGTCGCTTCTGGTCGGCCACGACCGCCGCGAGCTCTTGGCGAACACCCGGAGCGGACTGCTGCAACTGCGCTCGGACGAGCGCGGCCTGGCCTACGAGGTCGAGCTGCCCGACACCCAGAAGGCGCGTGATGTCCGCGCCCTGGTCGAGTCGGGAGTGCTCACCGAGATGTCGTTTGGTTTCTACGTCCGGTCGGACTCTTGGAAGGGCACCGACCGCACCCTCCTGGATGTGGATCTCCGGGAGGTTTCCATTGTCGAAAACGGCGCGTACCCGCAGACGACCGCCGAAGCACGCACCCACCAGCCGGGACTCTCCCGGCTTCGTCTGCGGTTGAGGACTCCCCGATGAAGCTGAAGGACATGATGGAGCAGCGTTCAACGCTGAAGACCGAGGCCGACGCCATTCTGGCGAGCGACACCCTGACCGTTGAGCAGGAAGCTCGCGGCAACGAGCTGGCGAACCAGATCCAGGAGCTGGACGGCAAGATCAAGGCCGCGCAGCTGCGCGAGCGGTTCGCCTCCTACTCGGCCATGGAACGTGGCCTCAAGGAGAACGAGCAGCGCACCGGCGAGTGGATCGCCACGAAGGAGTACCGGAACCAGTTCATCGACTGGGTCCGCGGCGGTCGGATGCCCGAGACCCGCGGCATTCAGGAAATGCGTGACGTCGACGTCACCAGCGGCAGCTTCTCGGTGCTCTTCCCCAAGATCTACGAGGAAGGCATCCTGAAGTACATGGAGCGGAACACCGTGGTTCGCAACCTGGCCAACCTCCGCACCGGCGTGAAGGGCAGCGTCACGCTGCGCCGCAACAACCTCGAGACCGACGCGGCCGCGTCCAACTTCTGGACCACCGAGTCCAGCAAGATCGCTACGGCGCTCGACGGCTCCTGGAGCGAGGTCAACCTCAACCCCGAGGGCGGTCTGCCGAAGTCGGAGGTCACCCAGTGGGCCGTCCGGCAGTCGGACTTCGACATCGAGACCGAAATCATCTTCGATATGCAACGGAAGATCGCTCGCGGTCTGGAGTCGGCGTACACGGTCGGCACCGGCACGAACATGCCGAAGGGCTTGTTCGTCTGGGACTCCGACTACAAGTCGGTGAACGTGTCCGCGGCGCACGGCTCCGGCTCCGGCTGGGATGGCGCGTTCACGCTCGCGAACCTCTTGGAGCTGCGCTACAAGACGCTCCCGGCGGAGTACTGGACGAGCGCGGCGTGGGTGATGAGCCAGGACGCGTACCACCGCATCGCATCGCTCACCCCGGCGGGCGGCACCAACGTGCCGATCTTCGCTCCGAGCTCGGATGTCCAGGTCTTGGAGAACGCGGCGCCGATGACGCTGCTGGGCCGTCCGGTCTACATCGCACCGTACGCCCCCGGTCGGCAGACCGGAGCGGTGACCAACAGCGTCCCGCTGATGTTCGCGAACGTGCAGGAAGCCTTCGCGATCCGCGAGTGGGGCGGCATCAGCCTCTTCCGCGACGATGTGACCACCCCCGGTCAGATCAAGTTCCAAGGCATGGTCTTCGCCAACAGCAAGGTCATCCGCCCGAAGGCGGTCGCCGCGCTGCGCGTCACGCTCACCTGATACTCCCCCCGGTTGGCCCGGTGGGGGCTTCGGCCCCCGCCGGGCTTGGGAGGCTTCATGCCGCTCGACCTCGCCAAGTTCCGCAACTGGGCACGGATTCCCCACACCGTGGACGATCCGGCCATTCAGCTCGCGTACACCGCTGCGGTGCGCGAGCTCGAAGAGCGCACGGGGTGGTGCTACGACCAGGTGATCCGCGCCCAGTACGTTGCGGAGGAACCCGAGGAACGAGGGGGGGTGAAGCTGCTGCTTCTCTCCCGCCAACCGGCGACCTTGGCGTCCACCGGGGCACCAAATCCCATCACGGTATTCAACCTGGTCGAGATCAACGGGATGGTGTACGCCGAGATCCCGGACGGCCTGATCTACCCGCTCACGGTGACGGTAACCGCCGGGAACGGAAAGATCAACGAACTGCTGGAGATGGCGCTGCTCCAGCGCGTCACGCAGCTGGTGAACAGCCGCGGGGATGACACCCAGGCGCTCGCGTCCGACTACTGGGATCGCATCTGCCCGATGATGGGCAAGGGCGTCGGATGAAGCAAGTCCCCCGAGGCATGATGCGCGAGGTGCTGACGGTGCAGACGCCGTCCACCTCGACGGACACCCTCGGGCAGCTGACCCGGACCTACACCACGGTCGCCACGATCCGCGCCCATGTGGAGTTCATCGAGAGCGCCGAGGCCGTGGACGAGGGCGGTCCCATCGTCCAGACCACCTACCGACTGCTCGCCGCCTGGCACCCGGCCGTGGAC